ATACAAGTCAACGCATGGATCGGACCCGGGGGCGGTACCCGGCAGCTCCACCATAAGGGCACCATGATCAGCTTGGTACTCGATGCATAGGGAACGCCTCCACTGGTGTCCTTTTGATGGGGCTGAAATAGGATCGACGGACGTGAAGAGATGAGAGTAGATTACCGTGTTGGCCTACGTTATTAAGCCAAAAACTACAAATGCAAACAATAATTTTGCACCATCTGGTTACGCCCTAGCGGCCTAAACACAGGGAGCTGGCCACTTGCTTAGCAACAGAAAAGTGGTAACTTAACACAACTATTTTTAAAAGGAAAGAATAATAATGCGCAATTTATTCATCACATCAGCAATCACAACAGTACTCGCCAGCGGTGCATATGCTGAAGACACGGCGGCTCAAGCAGGAGCCATGATTTCAGGAGAGTTTAGTATTAACCTTGCTGAAACTGCGACTGGCGATTGGGGTGGTACCACTGCTCTTGACCTCGGCATAGATGCAGTCGGCTTAGCAGACGTTGACCTAGACTTTGTTTTAGACGCAAACGACAATGTTAAACTTGACACATATGGCGTTGGAATGACGGTAGCAGGTCTTGGCATATCTTTTGGTAACGACCAAGGCGTATTACCAGGAGCAGAAGGCGAGCAAACGCTTGCAGCACCAGCAATGGGAACAGCTTTGGGTGTACAAGCATTCGGAGCTTCAGTAGCTCTTGGCTTCACAGACTTTAGCTCTGACATTACAGACATTAGTAACATCCAAGGCGCATACACAATTGATATGAGTCGTCTTCAAGTAACAGCTGGTGCTGATTACAATTTAGACACTGAAAACACAGTCATTGCTGCTGGTGTTGATGGCGTAGATGCAGGAGTTGCCGAACTCGGTGGCGCTGTAACATACGACATGGATGCAGAAGATATTGGCTTTGAAGTAACTGCTGAGGCAATGGGCCTTACAGCTTACCTTAACGGTGACTCAGATGAAACGCTACAAAACGTTGGTGCCGAATATGAGTATCAAGTTGGCGGCGGTGCTGAATTCACACTCGGTAGTTCATACAACTTTGACGCTGAAGAGTTTACACCAACTGCAGGCATAAGCTTTAACTTCTAAGCAATAGAAACACCTATAGAAAAAACTTGGTAGAGGGGCGGCGTAAGCTGCCCCTTTGGTCATTGAAAGAATGTATAAATAGATCTGATACGCACCCTATACAAAAAGGTTTTATAATGACCAATCGTTTGAAACAGTTGACATGGGATCACCATCAGTCAGCAGAACGTCGTGCTTTTGCTAGAAAACTATTACGCGGCGAACTTACCCCACACGAGTATTACATATTTCTTTGGTGCCAATGGCATAATTATACCGCTCTTGAAAACGCAGTTATCATTCCTCCGAATTTGTCTGCAATTTATAGAGCTGACCGTATTATGGCTGACATCCAAGAATTAGAAAAAGAACACGGCTTTGGTATGCCGTCTGCGTTGCCTGTTTCCGTTAAAGAATATCAAGCTCATATTGGTAGTTTAGCAGAAGCTGACGATAACCAAGGCTTGCTTGCCCATATGTATACAAGGCACTTTGGCGAATTGCATGGCGGTCAAATTATTAAAAGAAAAGCACCTGGCTCTGGAACAATGTACGAGTTTGAAGGTGATACAAAAATTCTCATTGAGGAGTTTAGAAAACTCTTAAATGATGATATGGCCATAGAGGCCAAAAAATGTTTTGAATTTGCATCAAAACTTTTTGACGAATTGTCTACATAATTGTTGACATTCCTATATTATCAAGTTATAATATAAACATACGCTATATAAAAAACAGGAGGAGACTTGCAATGCAAGAGCAAATTACTTACGCAACCGAAGAACCTGAGTTTCAAAAGGATATGAGTAGAGTAAACCGAATGTCAAGGTCAGACGCTGCAAGGCGTCGGCGACGAAGCGCAAAAGAGACCCGCGAGACGAGATTAGCAAATAAATTCGCAAAAGCTCGTCGGGCCAGAAAAAGAAGTTAAAATGAAAATGATGGAAGTAAAAGAGGATCCCCAAACCGGGGACCTCTACCTAGACATACCTAAGGAAATGTTAGAAGAGCTCGATTGGAAAGAAGGCGATACTCTCGAGTGGTCTGGTAACCACACTACTTGGTATGTTAGGAAAAAAGATTAATGTATCCATTATGGGACAGGCTTAACGGCTACGCAGATTATATTGCGTCTAGCTTTGATGAGTACTTTACTGAATACGAAAACGCTGCTATGAAAGACTTGCAGTTTAAAGACTGGACAGATCGGTTTTGGTCTTCAGATAGTATTTCTAAAGCTCATTTAAAAACTATTGTTCCAGAAGATGGTAAAGGTTTATGGCTAATGCATGTTAATGTATTCCCTAAAATTGGAATTGAATTACCTATACTAGGATTTGATATTGTTGCCGGCCCTAAAAAAATTACTGGTTCTTTTATGGATTTTTCGCCATTGCACGGTTTTCCCCATCCTTATCATGACTATATGGAAAAGCGGGTTAAAGATTTGGAATGGAATAAACCAAGAGAATTACCGCCTTGGGCAAAAGAAATATTTTCAGAAGATATGCTTGCTGTTGGTAATATCAATACAGATGAAGAGCTTGACCAATTCATTGCAGTAACTTCAGATTTAGTAGAATATTATTTAATGGGTATAGAAATAAACGCATTTAATTCATATCGTGATATAACTTCATTATTAAATAAGTATTGCCAAAATCAAAAATTAAATCCACATTTGCACCGATCCATTTTAGCAATGGGTATATCTGAAAAAGATAAAGATGAATATATCAACAACGTTTTATTTGAGGAAATTTAAATGGCATTTTTAGTACATCCTTTACCGCCAGTTGCGGTATACGTTAAGATGGAATATCTATATGATTTAGAACCAGGTCATCCTAGATGGGGTAACTTAACTCCTGGTATTTGGATTAGTGTTAAATCAACTCAATCAAAAGCGTTATATTTTGAAACACTACTTACTGATTATGGAGCACTATATGACAAACTGCCGATTTCCGCATTTGTTTGGAAAGAAGACTTCAATCCTGACGACCATCTTCCTCTTGATGTTCTTCAGCTTTGGGATTGTTTTGATTATGATATTACTGTTATCCAAAAGCCAATCTTGTGCAGATGCGAGTTTTTCGGTAAAGATAAAAAAATGCATGCAGGAGAATACGAGTTCACTATTGACAATGCCCACCGCGACAAGTCTATCCTTGACACCAATTTCAGTGAGCAAGATCCCGAGCACAAATCATTCAATGTTATCCGACTTGACAATGGACAATTCGCTGCTCAGCCAAACAATAGGGTTATCTGGCGTGATAGCTCCTTAACACCGGCAGATTTGAAACGTCCTGACTTTAAGGTATGTACTCAAAACTACGCAGTTGAAGATCAACCTAAATGGTCCGTTGGACATACCGATGAATGGCAATATAAAACAAAAGAGGAAGTAGAAGGATGAACATTACAGTTACAGAAAAAGCTAAACAGTATTTAGCAAAAGCTGGAAAACCAAATGTATCTCTTAATGTAAAAGGTGGCGGTTGCTCAGGATTTCAATATGAATGGGGAACCACTGATAAAAAACCTACAATAGAAAACCTTTGGCTTGATCCAATGGCAGAAATGTTTATATTTGGATGTACCATAGACTATGTAGAAGAATTGGGCGGATCTTATCTAAAAGTTGTAAATCCAAACGCAACTGCTTCATGTGGGTGTGGCGAAAGTTTTGCAATATAAAGGTAGTTGAGTATGAAAGTTAGAATTGGAAAATATCCCAATCATTACTTCTGGCATAATTGGTTATATAAATTGTTTGGCTACAGTCCTAAGCAACGTGTGAAGATTAAGATTGACACACAAGATACGTGGAGTATGGATTGTACTCTTGCTCCTATTATCCTACCTATGCTTGTACAGTTACAACAAACTAAACATGGACATCCATATGGCTTAACAGAACAAGAATGGGATGACATACTAGATGAAATGATCTGGGCATTCGAACAAAAGTGTCGAGACCATTGGCAAGATGATTTTTACGGTGACTATATAGAAGATCCGAAGAATGGGTCAATGGCTGGTAGTTTTGAATGGATTGATCATGATGGAATGAAAGCACATCAAACTCGAATGAGCAACGGCTTCAGATTATTTGGAAAATATTATGAAAATTTGTGGGATTAAAATATAAATGAAAAATCAGTTGACAATTAACGGCTGTTGTGATATTGTTAATATAACAAAAGGACAAACTACTGTTACTTTTGAGAATCACCAGTTTACCGTTACGGTATTCTTTTGCTCTAACTGTGGTAATAAAAAAGCCACCTCAAATATAAGGGAAGGTAAATATGAAAATTAACGAATATGTTGGCGATCGTAATGGATCCTCACTGCGTGCTGAAATACATGATAATGAAGATGGCTATGCTATAGAATTTTATATTAATAATGTTTTACAGCAAAAAGAAACATTTCCTTCTAAAAGTATTTACTATGTTGAAGATGCAGCTCACAATTGGATTAGCGGGATTAAAGTACTCAATGGATAATGGAATACGTGGAAATACTTATGGAGTTGAAATAAACGTAACCCCTGGAGAATGTTGGGTTAAATTGAATGGAGAAATAATGTATAATAATAAAAAAGAAGTTATGTTGTTTCTTCATGCCTATAGAATGGGAAGGGACCATAAGAAAAATGAAATACGCACCGCATTGGGAATTTAAAAACATAATGATAACACCACCAAGATCACCGGAAAAGATTCATCATGAAATCGCCGCTATGTTGGCAAACGGAGTCAATTATATTGACGCGCTTGTTGAATATGCCAGACAAAACGATCTTGAAATCGAGGCAGTAGCAGATATCGTAAAAAAATCGTCTATCCTTAAGGAAAAACTTAGAGGAGAGGCAGTTAAGCTAAAACTAGTCCAAAGAGAAGACCGAGATGATCAAGACATCACAGAGCTTTGCAAATGAGGAATCATTTAATCTCTATGTCAAGTATCTTGCACTAAAGAAACACTTCACTACTGACGGCTACGATTACCACAAGTACAACGGAAAGATAAGAGCTAAGTTCGAGACATATCGTACTCGAAACGACGTATTCTTTTTCCATAAGCTTGCACAAAAAGACGATCCAATAAATCTTATGTTGGCTAATATGTTAGTCAATCCAAATGTTTGGATCCGAACAATCGTAGAGCAGGAAGGTGAAAGCAAGTACTTTGACTGGAAGAAAAAGATTGATTCTTTAACGCATACTTTCAAATCAGACTTAAATAAATTAGACGACAACTATCAGTCTAACTTTGTCACACATGACGGTCAGCATCCATATGTTATGACCTTATATGTACAGCGACAAATAACTCTTGAGACATTTACTATACTTACGCATATGTCAAATATTTTTCCTTATTGGGAGCAAAAAATAGTTGACAAAATCGTTGCGCGTGATATAATTAGATTATCAAGAAAGTACAAACCATTCTTGGAAATTAATGAAAAAAAGTTCAAAGAAATTATCAGAGATAGGTTTTTCTGATATAAATATATCGTTGACTTCGGTTAACTATATTTCGCAATACAAAAACATACAACGCTATACAAGGAGATACGACTATGGCAACATCATTTGATGCACTTAAAAAGAATCGTTCAAGTTCACTAAACAAATTGAACGCACAGCTCGAAAAGATTTCAACTAAGAGCTATTCAGATCCCAACGAAGGCAAATTTTGGAAACCAACGCGTGACAAAGCTGGCAACGGTTTTGCAATTATTCGTTTCCTACCTGCAGCACAAGGCGAAGAAATGCCTTTCGTACGTATCTGGGATCATGGTTTTCAAGGACCAACAGGTCTTTGGTATATTGAAAACTCACTCACAACTTTAAACCAAGACGATCCTGTATCTGAGTTCAATTCAAAACTGTGGAACAGTGGTATTGATTCTGATAAAGAACAGGCTCGTAAACAGAAACGTCGTCTAAAATATGTATCCAATATTTTGGTTATTAAAGACAGTGCAAATCCTGAAAATGAAGGCAAAGTCTTTATGTATCAGTTTGGCAAAAAAATCTTTGACAAATTGAACGATATGATGAATCCATCGTTTGAGGATGAAACACCAGTAAATCCATTTGACTTTTGGGAAGGCGCAAACTTCCGTTTGAAAATCCGTCAGTTTGAAGGATATCCAAACTATGACAAATCAGAGTTTGACCAACCGTCTGCTATTTCAGAAGACGATAGTCAAATTGAAGCAACTTGGAACCAACAACATTCGCTACAAGAATTGGTTGACCCAAAGAACTTCAAAACATATTCTGAATTGAAAGCCAAACTATATCGTGTCCTTGCGATTGGTGAAGAGCCATCTGAACCAACAACCGCCATGGACGTTGATGATGATTTGGATTTGAGCAACATGGGTAATACTCAGGCTGCCACTCCTGCGCCATCCGCTCCTGCTGCAGCGCCTGCTCCGGCAATGAGTATGGATGATGACGACGATCTATCAATCTTTAAGGAACTAGCGAATGGTTAATAAAACCTACGAAGAGGTTTTAGATTTCGACTTCGGCTTCAGCTTTATTGATGAAGAGCTTCAAGAAAAAGAAGCTGTAGCCGAACAGAAAATTCAGGAAGTCAGTAGTGAAAAGCAATCACTTGAGGATCAACTTACTGATGCTAAAGTAGCTGCTGACGACTTTGAATATCGTTTAGAACTTCTATACAAATCAATCTCCCCATTCTTAGATAACTTGTGTAAGAATGCGGATAAGTCTACAATTTACTGGCCCGACAGAGTTGGTAAAATTGAGTCTTATAAAGCTAAACTATTGAAGATCGTTGAGGGAAAATAATATGAGTCTATTAGACAAACTAGTGAAAAACTCTACTATTAAATTAACAGCTCAGTTATCTGAGTCGAAGGTTTTTGGTAAAAAAGAAATGGC